GCGGAACAGTGCATCGCCTCGCACTATGGGAAGGGGGACGGCCTTCATGGGTCGCGCACGGCGACCGGGGAGCGCTTTAACACCCATGACATGACGGCGGCGCATCGGTCGCGCCCGTTCGGTTCACGGGTCCGCGTGACGCACCATGGGCGCTCCGTGGTTGTGCGGATCAATGACCGAGGCCCTTGGATTGCTGGTAGATGTATTGATCTCAGTTATGCAGCAGCAAAAGCAATTGGCATTGATGGCATCGGGAGAGTTACTATTGAAGGATTTTGAAACAAAACTCACACATGCTCGATTGCTTGAGCTTCTCCATTATAATCCAGCTACAGGATTGTGGTATTGGCTTATAACGAATAGTATTCGTAAGCCTGCGGGAAGTTTAGCTGGAGAAATACGACAGAGTGGCTATGTGCTTATTGGAATTGATGGGCATCGTTATCGTGCTCATCGTCTTGCGTGGTTCTACATGCACGGCGAATGGCCTCCAAGACAAGTAGATCACGAAAATAATCAGAGGGCAGATAACCGCTGGCATAATCTTCGCCTTGCAACAAATCAGCAAAATCAGATGAATCAGACTATATCTAGAAATAATACTTCTGGATATAAAGGGGTAACTTGGAGCAGGCAACGACAAAAATGGCAAGCTAAACTCAATCTTGGAGATAAGCAAATCCATGGTGGATTTTTCGCAGATAAAGAAAATGCTGCAATGGCGTACCTAGCTCTTGCTAGAAAACATTTTGGATCATTTGCGAGGGAAATATGACTTTTACTGTTATACTTCTTACTGCTAATATTACACTTGCGGCAGTAGCTTCGCCCGGCACCAACTACTCCTGCGATGATGTGCGGGGGTATGTGGCGGCACATGGGAAGGCGCATGCCTGGGCCAAGGCATTGGAGATGGTTGCCACGCGACAGATGACGTGGGGGCAGCTGCAGGCGGCAAGGAAGTGTCTTCGTGCGCAGAAGGGCTGAGATGGCGCACTGGACGAACAAGGAATTGCAGCGCCTACAGGAGCTGCATGAAGGGGGAAGGAGGCCGTCCATGCGACAACTGATGGATGCTTTCCCTCGACATTCCATTGGCTCGACGAAGAGTGTTTGCTTCCACCTGGGCCTTCGTCGGAGACACGAAAGTTGGGGCTTCTGGATGAAGAAGTGCCACGAGCATTTCGCCAGAATGGAACGAGAGTTTCCGCAGGCGTATCGCTACTAGGGCCACCTATTCATTCGACGGGGTGGCCCTAATATCTGCCTGCAACGTTACTCCCTGCCGTGCGATTGCTCCAATGAAACTGGCGGGGGCAGCATGGCCAAGTGCGGTTTCGTCCATTAGCCGATTTTCCCCTAAGCCTTCTGCAATGCTCTCGATCGTGTCGCCGAATTGCAGCAGGCGGCTGATCAAGATGCAGATGTCATTCAGCAGGGGCGTGAGGGCATGGCTCTTGCTGCTGATGAAGCATTCCTTAATGGTCATCGAGGTATCGAAGCCGAAGGAGATTTCAATCTCCATCGGGCGACCGGAAGCGTAGAGGTCCAGGTATTGGACCTTGCTGGTGATTTGCAGGCGACGAGGGGAAAGTTTTTCACGGGGCATCCAGGGTTACTCCGGGCCGAAGCTGGTGAGTGGGCGGGGCTTGAAGACCCCAGGGGCGAATTCTTCCAGATAACCGCTCTTGACGGCAGTTTTGATGATGTTCTCGATCTTCTCGCTCGGCACGCGGTTGGAGAGGAAGGCGTAGAGGAACTCGGACGAAAGGGGTTTCTGTTTGCTATTGGCAAACTGTTGCCAGGAGGCGAAGTGCAGTTCCTTGAGGGTCTCCACGTCGGACTTGAGGACCATCTCGCGGAAGACGTCTGGCATCTTGCTTTCCGCTTCTAGCAGCCACTCGCGCGCCCGCTCAATATCTTCCAGTCGAATGACCAACTCAATGCCTTCGGGGCTGCCCACGCTCCGCGCGACGGCGGAGACCATCAAGAGCTTCAGGTATTGTCGGACGCGCCTGCCGGTGTAATGCTGGAGGCGGCTGTGGGCTGGCTCGGGGGAGAGTTTCGTCGTATACCAGCGTTCGATTTCCTCCGCTGCTTGCGGCGTCCACTGGAATTGTCCGTGGACCTTCGTGATCTTCGCCAGCTGGTTGGTGAGGAGCTTCGCAGTCTCGGCACTCAGGGTCTTGCCAGAGAAGAGGGAAACCTGGGGAGCCTCTTGCCCGTAGATCATGAGGAGGCGGGACGTGAAGCCCATGCTCCAGGCTTCTTCCGGCATGACAGAGGCGAGGAAGCCGGGCTGTGCTCCTGCAAGGATGTTGAGCTGGGGATACATGATTTCGATGGTCTTTCCCCCGTTGACGTGTCGCCGTTTCTGTCCGTAAGTCCTGGGGCTGTCCCAAATGTCATTCAGGTTAGCCATCATCTCGAGATCGTGCGCGTGGATGAAGGTTCCGAATTCCGGGGCGGCGATTTGCAGGGAGTGGTATTCCACGAGCTTCCCCTCGTAGAGGCGGTTGTGCGCGGCCTCCTTGAGGCTGTCCACAAGGGCTGCTGTTGTCATGCCCTTCGGGGCGATGTGAAGGGCTTTCGTCTCCCGCCAGAAGTCGTAGACGATATCAATGGCGACGGTCTTGCCTGCGGTGGGCGGACCAACGAGCAGCACGTAGAGGTTCGGGTAGGTGGGCCTGCCCATAGTGATGGTCCACACGCGGCGCTCCAGTGCTGCTGCAATTGCACTTATGGCTGCCCAACGCCGGAAGCGCACGGGCGTCGGTTGGCCCTCGGTATAGGCCATGAAGGAGTCGATCCAGTCCACAAGCGCCTCAAATCAATTTTTGCTAATAGATGCTGCTTCTTCTACTAGCAAGTGTAGTATTTGGGCACGTTCAGGACCAATTTTACTGAGAATAAAAGCCGTGATTCCTAATCTATTTGCCTTCTCGACAGCATAAACAAGTTCCTTGAATGCTTCTCGTTGCTCTGCTGTTAGCTTACATGACCCTTTGGAGTCCGCTTCCGCTGCGCTTCCTGTCATCTTGCCCCTTCCACTTCTGCAACCCGTCGGGGTTGTGCTTCTCGTGATAATTGCCCCAGTTCCAGCCGACCTTGGCCTCCCCTGGAACGTCGAATTCTCTTACCTGTCCATTCGGGCGCTGATGCTTGATGACGGTTCTGAGATGCGAGAGGGCTTCTGCGATGATGCTGCTGGGGTCAAGGTTTTCAGGGAATTGGAAATAAACTGCGTCGTGGACTTGGGCGAGAAGTTGCACTTGCGGCATGTAGTACCAGATGCGCCAAAGGGCGAGGTTCATCCGGTCGGCAGTGGCACTTTGCGGGACATAGGCAACGGCTTCACGCAGTGTCGTGTCGTCATTTGGACGCCCGAAAAAATGTCTACGACGGCCAAACGGCGTTGTGAGCTGTTGAATGGTTTGTATTTGCCCCGCCGTCCAGGTGTGCCAACGAGGAATCGGGTACGCACGAAAATAGGCCGACTGGAAACTTTCCATGAGCTTTGTCGGGACTTTGAGATGCCGAGCCATTGTAAATGGTGTCCCAAGGTAGTTGGAGCCATGTCCGCCTCTTTTGCTCATGTCCCGGTAGGAAAACTGCCGGTAGAAGTTCTGGTCCGCGATCTTCCTGTCGGCCTTCGGATCACCAGTCCAGCCCAGGTTGTCCCAAATCAACTGGCAGGTCTTGGTGTGAAGGTCGCCTGCTTCGCAAGCATCAAGATAGGTCCAATCGTCGAAGAGGATGCCTAGCTGCCAGCCGACCTCGCGCGACTCCGCCTGTTCTAGGTCAATGCCGCAGATTTTCATTCCAGGGTCGGCGACGAAAATTTTCCGCAGGCTTACTTTGTACTTTCCGTCGTCCTGTCTCCAGTCGGGGTCTTGGCGCAAGTTCTGCAAGTTTGTTCCTGTGCCAAAGGCATTAGCAGAGCTGCTAAATCTTCCTGACTCAGTTCCACCAATGTTGTAGCTTGTTCGCAATCGAAAATCACTGTCAATTTCAGTTTCGAGGACGGACAGCATTTTCGATAATTCTCGAATACGGAGAATATGGGCAATGATCGGACGGGCATGCAGGTAAACCTCCAGTTTTTCCAATGTCTCCATATTCATGGAGAGTTTGCGGACCCCCTTCTGCGAGGACCAGATTTCGGGCAGCTTCATCTTGCCGTAGAAGAATTCTAGCAGCTGCTTCGGGCTTCGGGGGTTGAGTTCCTTGTCCCAAACAGCGTGCGCCAAGACCTGGAGCTGGCGTTCCAGCGTACCGATGAGCTGCCGGATGTCGCGAATGGCCGCTTGCCGTTCGTACTCGTCCACTCGGAAGCCACGGCACATCATCTCGAGCACAGGGGCCTGCAATGCGCGGGAGAAGGAGTAGATGTCCGGCGGCGCGTTGTAGAGGCTGCTGATCTCCTCGAAGATTTCGAGCGTCAGGGTGCAATCGAGGCCGTTGTAGACGAACTCCGTGTCGGAGTTAATGTCGTTCTGGCGAAGGGTGCTGGTGTCGATGATGGGCAATCAGAAATCTCCCTCAGCAACTTGAGCACAGGTAATGCCTGCTTTTCGCCATGCGGCGACGACGCGATTGCGGTCATCGAAAGCCATGATTGGAGCGAAGCCGTCTGCACGGAGTTTTGCCAACAGTTCTATCTTGACGATATCATCATCTCGTCGGTCGCCGAGCGGGCGCATGTATAGGGGGCCAAGCGGCAGGCCGATATTGTCGAGCCACATTTCTGTCTGCTCACGATATTTTTCTGGGCGGCCGGAGACATAGACGATATCGAAACAGATTGCGAGCGTCTTTGCCAGACGTGAGATTGGTTCGATCAGGGTATCGCCGTGGAGTGCTTGGAAGTAGGCATCCCAATTTTTCTTTCCAGAGGTAATGTGGTGTATGCGATGGGAACCATCAGCAAGCGTGCCGTCAATGTCGAAGATGAAACATTCCTTAGTCATCCTTCTTCAACTCCTCTGCTTTCCCCCGCAGCAATTTCCACGCGGGCTCGTTGTTTTTGTCGATATTCATATTCTCTTGTTCTTTGCTCCAGCAACATATGATATGCCCGATCTGGACAAATTATCAAATTGAATGGAGTATAATTATCATGCGTATCTCCATTCATATGATGCATCTCAGCCCTTTCTGGTAATGATTTGCCTAATGCTTTTGCTCCTAATACTCGATGTAAGTAGTCTTGTTTTCCAGTAAATGGATTTGTTGCTTTAAGATAAGCATTTGTTGTTCGTACTCCTTTACCTTTTTCTGCATATAGGGCGTCAGTATGTCCATGACGTTGTTGACGATGCCAGTGAGTATGACATAAACCATTTGCATATTTTGCTGATTTATCACAGCCATCAACACTACATTGTGGAATTTTCTCTCGCAATTGACGTTCAGTTGTTCCATTGCGCCACATGCGTTTATAGTGCTTCCCACACAAACCTTTATAGCACTCGAAACGATCACAACCGTCAACTGAGCATTTAATTGTCATCGCGTTTAAGTTCCTCTGTCTTCCCCCGGAGAATCTTCCAGCTAACTTCGTTAGTGTAAATACTACCAAGGAAGCCCAGGCCCTTCTGCATTTCGGGGTAAAGGGCGTGGTGCAGCAGCATGGTGTCTTCCCGATAGTTGCGAATGCGAAGGCCCATGCGCCACAAGTACTGAATGTCATAGAGGCCGTTCTGCGCGATCTTGACCGCGGGGCTGTCGAGTACCATCTGCACGAATTGCCACGCGGCCCACTCCCCATTGACTGTTGGCCAATAGGAGCGATCTCGCACGATGAAGGGGATGTTGATGGCATGCTGCCGACTGGTGGCAAACCCGATGTTGCGAATTTGCCCCTTCGTGGTCTCGATGTCGAAAGCAAGACGCGAAACGCCTTCTCCATGCTCCCGCCACCAAGCGTACATCTCGGGAATGGAAGGCCGGACGAGTACGAAGCGCTGCGGGCGGCGTATCTCGGGAAATTCCGCCTCCCGCTTCGCCTTCATCAGATCGGCGATTACGATCGGTCTGAGCGCCCAATTGCGATAGACAGCAGATGGGTGATATGTAGCGAGCACCTTAAGCCCAGGCACGAGCAAGGCTTCGCTGGTAGTGCCCCTAATGCCCCCAATTTTTGGGCTCTGCAGTAAAGCCCACGTGCTGATAGCTCCAAGAGCAATGATGAGATTGGGACGTACGGTTTCGAGTTCTTCTTGGAGGCGGTCGAGTTCTGGAAGGAATCTTGGCTCAATGTACTTGCCCATGTTAGTTGCGGGGAGGGTGTAGGCTTTGCCCCCGACGCCCTTCTTGTCCAGGCAGAGGGAGTCGATCTTGTTGTTCGTGGGGCGCAGGGCGAAGACGTTCGTCGCGAAGCACTTCGAGCGCTCGATGCCTGCTTCCAGCAGCATCCGGTTGAGTTCTTGCCCGGTGGTGCCGATCAGTGGAATGCGGGTCTTCTCCTCTTGATCGCCCCAGGCTTCGGCCACAAGGGCAATCTTCGCGTTGCGCGGGCCGGATGTGGCAGCGAATGCGGGCAGGGGACCGGAGTATTGGAAGTCGGCGCTCATTGCTCTTTCGGCATCCTCTCCGGTGTTTCCAGCCAGCAGCGAACACCTGCCTCGACCTGCGCGAGGTATTCATCTGGCAGGGCGTTGATGGGGTCGAACACGGCAGCGCCCTTTGGAGCGCGGACGTAAGACCTGGAGTCCCCTGCGAAGGTGTAACCCTCGCGATGGGGGCGGATCAGCAGGATATCCTGCTGCGGGAAGAAGTGGTAGAGGGCCTGGATTTCGACAGTGAAACCGCAGTCAGGCACCACGATCAGATTGGCAATGCCCTTCTCGAAGCGGCGACGGATGCGGGCGACCAGCAATTCGCCGAAGATCGCCTCGCCGAAGAGGGGTTTCATGAAACGCTCGGAGAAGTCGACTTGCCACTGGCGGTAGGAGACGCCGAACTGCGATATGATCTCCTCCTTCTTGGACTCCCAGGGATGCACGTTCCCGTCCTCGTCGATGGGCAGGCCCATGGTTCCGGCGAACGCGCGCTTGATCGGCATGGACATGCGATCCAGCATGCAGCGGCGGCAGTGCTGTCCGAATTGAACGTCGTTGGCAAGCAGTCGGATATGCTTCGCCGCAGTGTCCTTCCCGCTGGAAGGCGGGCCGTTCAGGAGGATGATCTTGCTCACTGTTTTCTCCTTAAAGCCTCTTCAAGAGAAACAACTATTTGCAACATAGTTGCATAGATTTCCTTGTCCTCCTTATCTTCAGCTTTTTCCATCTGCTTGCGGATTTGTCGTTTGAGATCATGTGGAAGCATAAGCTCAGTTCTCCGGTGCTTTCACCACGCAGATCACCTGATCCCGTGTAATGTTGACTGCGAAGCCATTCCCAGAAATCCACCAGTGGTTGTTTTCCAGCTTGGCGATGAAGCGGCTGCCGTCCGTGGGGAGGCGGCACCAGTAGTACTGATTCTGCTCCAGGCCTGCGAGGCCGTTAAGGCCGAAGGGGAGTGTGGCGCTGATGCTGGGGAACTCGATTTTGATCATTACTTGCTGACTTTCCGCAAATTGCGAAAATTCTTCATGGCGACGAGGGCATTCTTCGCGTACTCTTCATCCTTTTCCAGCCCCAGGACGTGCTTCGCTCCGAGGCTTTCCGCCGCCCGAAGGGCACTACCGCTGCCACAGGTCGGGTCCAGCATCGTGGTATTCTCGTCCACAAACATCTGCATGAAGTGGCGCAGCATGGGCTCCGGTTTGGTGCTCGGATGCAGGTCTTTGTTCGTGGGGCTGCCATACGCGCCGGAGATGGTCCGCACTATCTTTCGATCATCACGTGCAGCGTATAGACAGGTTTCGACCACTCGTCGCGCTTCGCGCGCTGGGTCGGGCACGATGCCGACGTTATCAGTCTTGTGCCAGATAAGGGGGAACTCGTTGAAAATAAGACTCGGTGCAAGTTCTCGGAACATTTCGATTGTTGCCGCCTGAATTCGGATGTTTGCACTGCACCAGAACATAACATGACAACTGGGAGAAAGAATGCGATCCAGATTAGCGCAAAGGGCACGAATGAGGGTGAGATAGTCGTCGGGCTTATCTGCATATTCTGTCCATGTGTTGCGGCCGGACCAAGCTCCGCCAAAGAGGTTCACTCCATAGGGGAAGTCGCAGTGGAGGAAGTTGAACGTCGGACCGGAGTATTCTTCCAACCACTGGAGGAAACTGGTGTGGAGAATTGGGGGCGGGAGCGGGATGGGTGGGCTCGTTACGGCGGGCGGTGAATGGCCTTCCGCGCCGGGGATACTTCCCCCCATGCCACCGTCATTCCCCGAACCGCCGCCCGAATTTCCCGGCGAATTTTCGGCCCCCGCAACCGATCCCGTAGGCGTCCCGCCGGGGGCGGGCGCATCGAAAAGTTCGCTCGTTGCATCCACCAGCGTGCTGAGCACGTCCGCATCTGCCCGTTCGTCAAAGCGCGCGAGGGTGTTGAATGCCTGCTGCATGGACGTGGCCATGGCGATCTTGGGACTTTCAAAATCGCGCCAGACGCGAAGCATTCTGCTGACGATGGAGAAGGACCGTCCGACCTGCTGGGCGGTGGCATCAATGCTCCACGTGGTCCCTTGGGCCACGGCGTCGGCCACGTTGATGCTGTGCAGCTTGGCAATCGCGCGAACTTCATCCCGCCATTCCAGTTCTGATCGACAGAGGTTCTCGATGAGTTCTAGCTGCTCGTACTCCGAAGGGGAGAGGTCTTCCGCGAAGCGGGCGGGGATGTCAGGGTGCCCGACGAGCGTGCTGGCGGTGTAGCGGCGCTCGCCGAAAATGAGCTTGAAGTCCTTGTCGATCAGGATGGGGGAGATTACCCCGTGCTGGGTAACGCTGGAAAGCAGCCCGTCCTTGTCGATGAAGTTCCCGTCGGCGTCGAATAGCTGGCGGCGCTGGCGCGCGTCACGGTCCACGACGATCTGGTCCAGGGGAATGCGGATGAACTTGTCGGAAAGTTGCACGGGGAAGGCTCTTGCCAGATGCGTGAGGAAAAGCCCCCGGAGCATTTGCGCTCCGGGGTAGTGAACGGCAGGGGGAGGGCCTTCCTGCCGATGGGGAGTGCTGACGGATTACTGAATGCCCTTCATGTCGCCCGCGAAGTTCACCAGCTCTTCCGCGTTGCGCTGCGAGTTCTGCTGGATGATCTCGATCTGCACCTGCCCGTTGGCGCATTCCGGCACAGTCTCGGCGAACGTGCGGCCCGTGGTGGGAACACCGAGGGACTCGATGAACTCCTTGAGCCGCCAATCGGCCTCTTCCGTCAGGTAGTAGTCCTTGCGGAACTCCCTGCCCTTCGTGAGGTCGATCCCTTCGAGCGCGCTGGGGTCGAGGCCCGGTCCCGGCGCAGTGACCTTTACCGTGAAGCGAGCGTAGGGGGTGTTGTTCTTGTTCTGATCGCCGAACTCGTACTTGGTGATGGTGCCCAGGTAAGTGCCGGCGGGCCACGCCGGGGGCTTCTTCACTTCGTCGAGGGGCTTGGACAACAGCTTGGCGAAATCAACTGCCATTTCTTCTTCTCCTATGTATGCCATCGTTTTACTGAGGGCGGGTTTCCCGGCTACAGCGCCGGTTTCGTACCAGCAGGAACTGCTGGAATTCTTGTGTTACTTAACGGGGCCTCTTACTGCCTCGAAATACTTCGCAAGGCCGTCTGCCAGATCATATTCTGCTTGGACACGAAGCGGCGCGGTGTTCTTGAGTTCAATCACTCCGCTGGTGTTGGTGAGGATTTTCCGCTTCTGCATTGCTCCTTGGCCAACTGTTCGAGCCATGAGCGCAGTGTTGAAATATCTTCCGACCTTTGGCGGGAGGGCTTTTCCGAGAGTATTCGGATAACCTCTGATTGGACCTCCGTCCTCTCCAATAAACGTGATATGACAGCAGACGATAACATTGCACTGGACTCCTTCATCGTAGAGCATTTGCAGGAGACCTTCGACGAGCTGCTGGCCGTCGCCCCAATCGCTTTGATGGGGCCGCTGGCCCAAGCGCCCGTTCATGGAGAGGATCATGTTGAGGGCGGCGGTGCTCAGCATGGTCAGCGAGTCAATCACTAGAATATCCTTCGGACCCCAGGTGGTAATGGGGCCGAGCTTCTGGTCTCCGTCGGTCCAGTCCATCAGGAGCTTGACGGCGCGGGTCCACGCAGTTGCGGTGGCGGGCACCAGCCTCCCATTGACGTTCTTCATCTTGTCCGTGACGGTCACGAAGTCCACTCGATCGGCGGCCTTGGGGTCTTGCTTGAAGTACGCGGACTGGGGATCGGTCAGGAGGTTGTTCAGCACGTCGAGGCCGTTGTCCATGTCGAGGATGCGGAGATTGTAGCCTGCGGCGGCTAGGCTGGCGAGTGCACCAGTTTTGCCCGCGCCGCTGTCGCCGACGAAGAGCATTTTGGTGGTGGTCTTGCTTTGGTGGTCTCCAAGTTTTGGCATCAGATTTCCTTATTCCAGTGGTTCAAAGTTGTCGGCGAAGTATTGTGCTGCAACGAGCCACTGGTCAGTGTGGTTCTTCGGGTTGCGGGCGATCATGTCGCCAGGGCGCGGCGAGCCGTTGGCTTTATCAGGCGCACTCACGCTGATACTATCGTCTAAAGCATCATCGGGCGTGGCGGGGCGCATTTCAGCAATCTGCGTCCGGCGATACTGTTTGAATTCAGACATCGTGCTCCTCCTTATGCAAATCCTTGAGTTTCCGCAGTCCTTTCCCAACGTCTTCCAGCGTGCTGCTGATGACATTCCTTCCGAAAAGGACCGCGATGACGAGGACCACGACGGCCCAATGCCAGAGTGATATGGCTCCCATCAAGAATCTGCTTCTTCTACCCACCAAGTTCGCTTGCAGCTGCGACACTCGTATTTCACGTCATCATAACCGCCGCAGGAAGATTCCCATGAGCGATACCAAACATCATCTGACTGACATTGGCGACATTTGAAAGCGGGATTCTCTGCTTTTGTGGGTTTCCAGTCATTCTGGAATTCGCCGGGAACAGGTCCAGTGTGCATTTTCAAATCTCCGCTGTTCGCTTGGGCCGGAAGCGGTTCTGCTCCGACATCCAAGTGTTGTGGATGGAATACTGGTGCCCGCCCACGTCAATGGCCATGTGGCCTTCGGAACGCTGCCAGGAAGCACGACTAATCATGATCTTGGCGTAGGTGTCACGAGAAATGCGCCCATCCTGCGAGGTGTTGAAGAACGCCTCCCACCATTTGAGCAATCGTCCATCGAATGCCGCCTGCTCGATTTCAATCGGAACCCCCTCAGTGTAGAGTTCGCGGTCGATGACGAATGCTCCCTTGTGGAAGATCAAGCCCTTGACGGTGCGCTTGCCATCAACGAAACCTCGGATGCCGATTTTGTCTGCTGGCAGGATCACGTCCTTCCCGTCGAAAAGGGCTTGCAGCCCTTCCCCATCGTAGTCTCGCCCGTTGCCGTAAATGCGAGGCATCCAGTTGCCCTCGGCGGGGGAAGGAATGAAGGTGGGCACTTGGGCGACGGCAAGAATGCTGAGCATACCACCGAGGAAACCACGTCGGGAGAATTCAACCATCTTCCTGCTCCTTATTTGCTTTTGCCAGAAGATCGTCCGCATGGCATCGCTTCGGCTTGCAGAAGCATACGAGGTCTTTTCCGCGCAGGGGGCTCACGTCAAGGGTCGGCAGGATGATGTCGCGAAACTGATCGCATACGAGGTCGCGCGGAGTACGCTCGGTGATGGGAAAGGGATTTCCCCACGGGCTGCCCCTGCCGACATACACTGCGTCGGGCGGAATGAGACCGAGATGGCGAATGTTGAGCACACGTGGGGCCTTCATCAGTTAAACCCCCTCTTAATGTCGAAGCCCAATAGGCCGTGAATTGGCGCCGGTTGCGTTCCCTGCGGTGCAATTGCACAATTAAGTTCAAGGCCGTCAATACTGACAGTTGCCCCGCCTTGCAAACTGAGCCCTGGGGGAAGGCCAAGAAACTGGAAAGCCTTTCCGCAGTCAATGCACTTGACCTTCGCCTCGAACATGAAGCGGCCAATGTCTTCCAGACGTGCGATTTTGCACTCTGCAGCGAAATGCTCGTGTTTGCAATCGGTCATTAGTCAGCATTTCCTCTTGGAACAGATGGATCCCACAGTCTGCGATGGTAGTCGGCCTCCAGCCACATCTGGCGCGCGCCGGGGGGCCGGGCGCAGATCGGGCGGAAATGGCAGCGGAAGCAGGCTTTGTCGTTCATTGGCCAGAAGTTGCTTTCGGCATAGTTCTCTGCCTGTCGGACATAGACGGAAAAGGCTTGGAACCACTCTTCTCGCTGGGAATCGTTTCGGCTGATGGGAGAGCGGTGGAAGCGGGTAAACGTGGCAGCTACCTGCACCGCGTCCACCATGAGGCCCGCTATCGGCAGAGAATAGACCACCTTCCCTGCGATGTCATAGAGGCTCATCTGATTGTCGGGGGAGAATTGGGCGAAGTACTCTTGGGCGGAGAAGCCCTTGATGGTGTGCTTGGTGGTCTTGAGATCGCTCAGGTAGGTATTGTCAGCCAGCTGGCCCACTCGGTCAAGATGGCCGCAAAGCATGATGGGCTCGCCAGTGCTAACAGTCCGAAGCCCAGTATCGTACCGGAAAGATAGCTCAACAGCAGGAGTGCCATCAGCCAGAATGAGGGTTTCCATTGGGTCGTTCTGCCAATGGTCGAGATACCAGCAGAGGCTGCGAATGAGAGTGGCTCGGTTCTTGTTCGGGTCATCGGAGGTCCATGGGCGCTTGAGGACTTTGTTCCAGGTGCCCCGAAGGACGAAATGGAGTGCGGCAAGGAGCGCAGGTTCATGCTCCTGGCCCTGGGCGCGAAGGTGATAGTAACGCTCCCGGCCGGAGTGCATCCAGATGCCGAACTCCAGATGCACGTTCCGTTGGCCTTTCGGTTCCCAGCCTTCGATGATGGCATACTCGTAGAAACGGGAGCAGGTTTTGAGCGCCCCCAAGGAGACGGAATCCCACTGCAATTGCAACTTGGGTTGCACCTGGGAGAAGCTGGCGTTTGGAAGACGTTCGCTCGGCATTATTCGTCCAATCCCAGGTCGGAGAGGTCTGCTACTTTCGGCTTACCGACAGCCCCCGCCTTCGGCGACGGCGCGCGCTTCGCACCCTGGGCCTCGGCCTTTTCCCAAATCTCCCGCTGGCGACGGAGGCCCGCGACCATTGCCAGCATCTCGGGACCGGAAGCGGGCGAGCCGTCTGGTCCGCAGGTGTAGCCCTCGGGGTCACGGGAGAAGAGTTCGTCGATGGAGTCCACGCGGGCTTCCAGCAGGGGGTTCAGCGGGCTGTTAGGCGCTGTCGCTGTCGAAGGCGTCGAGTTCTGTATCGATGCTGGCGGTGTCGAGGGGGCGTCTGGCGGCATTGGTTTTCTCCCGAACTTTGCGCAGGGCTTGGCGGACTACGAGACGGACGAACTTCGACGGTCCGATGGAGTCGGAGTAGAGGGAACGAAGCTCTTCCCAATCGGACTCGAAGAGCCAGATGTGGACACGCTTCTGTGGGTCGCCTTCACGTTTGCGGGGCATCAGCAGGCCTGTCCGTTGGAGCAGAGACGATACGTGCCAATACCGCTCATTGAAAGCGGAATTCGCAATTCCACGCAGGTAAGACGCTCGACTTTCTGTTTCTCGAGCATGGCTTTTCGGCCAAGGCAGGTCTCTTCATCCTTGTGCTGGGACGTGATGAGGGAACCGGCGAGCAGTCCGGCGAGTAGCCAATTCATTGCTGTTCTCCCTGTTGTTTGATTTCCGCTCTTCGTTCTTTCCGCATAATCCAGAGGGCATTGGGACCGACTTGGCGGAACTGGAGATCGTCAAGCGCAGTAATTCCCATTGCACTCCTCGCCGCGTAAAAGCGGGCCAGGCTGCTGCGGGGGTCAGCCACCTGGACTTCGATGCCGTAAGGGCGTTCGATTGCGCGGAGCATCAAGTCGCCTTCCAGCGTAGGTTTGCTGCCGTAATTGTTGCTCACGGCGCTACGCGCCTCCAAATTGCTTAGTGGAACAGTGCCTTGTGGCCCTACTTTGCCCAACCGCCTCTCCCTTTCGGGTGCTGCACAGAATCGCTAGCCACTTCTGCCTTGATCCAGGTTTAATAGCCCGGTGTGCGCGGTCCAATAGGTTGCACTGTTCCACTAAGAAATTCACTGCGCAAAACCTTCCGTCTCATGTCCACGCGCTCCGCGCCGATGGCGGGCAACTGCCAGACGATCGGCCAACGGCAGTGTAACATGACCCTTGCGGACGGCCTTCAGCAACTGCGTGATGCTGTTGGGCTTGAGCAGTGGGGTGCGATTTTTTCGCTTCCAATTACGAGAAATGCTCATTGGGAGTCCTCCATCCCCGCCAGCATATCGGCGGCTTCACGGTTGGCGGCAAGCTGCTGCTCTGCCTGCCGGATGACCTCCGGGTTGTTCATGAGGCGAGCGAGGGCAGCCTCGTATTTGTGCTCGCCGTAGGACTGGCGCGTTGCGCCGGTCGCGTTCAGGCGGATGTCGAGAATGCGCTTGGCGATGGAGTGCTTTTGGCGCAGCAGGGGGTCGGCATTGCGGGACTGCGGGAGGGCACGAAAGGCGAACTCATCCGCGTAGTGTTGGAATGCCAGTTGCAGTGCTGCGAGGGCCTGGTGGTCAAGCGCACCGCCCGCGTCGGCAATCGCGCGCTCGATAGTCTCTTGGTAGCCAAGGCGAATGCTTTGCGTCCACTCCCGGTTAAGGATGCCTGCTTCTGCTAGGCCAAGTGGCTGGCCGGGGGCGTATGGTGCAAGCAGCTGGAAGGTGTAGCCCTTGACCGTGAGGGTTATTTGCTCGGGGGCAGGGCTGGCAGGAACGGATGTTTGCATGGGAGCGGGGGACTCGGCTTGTGGGGATGGCCTTCGGCCATCCGGGGCATTGTAATGGGGCACCATAGGGCGATGCAAGGGGAAAGAACAGGGGCCACGCATTCGATTGAATAGGTGGCCTATGCCCCTACGGGGCATTGTCCCCTGCTGGTTCCTGATAGTCAAGCGGCCGACTAATCCTCACATGGCCGCAGATTTGGCAAGACTGCACCATGAGTTCGCCAGGGGGCCAGGAGAGGCGCTGCCTGCGGGTACGATCTTGCGCGGTTTCCTCTGTCTGCTCCAGCCGCGTTCCGCACTTATCGGACCCGCACTTGGGGCAGCGGAATTCGAGGGAGAATTTTGGAAGGGCAGTGCTGTTGTCTGGTGCGTTTGTCACAAGATTTCTCCTTGCAGCTTCGCTGCTTGCGTGATGATGGTATCGAACAGGAAGTTCTGCATCTCGTAGTCGAGGTCGCCGAGCTTCCGATCCAAGTGGATGTACTCCTCGTAGAGGCAGGAGATGAGCTGCTTCATTCCCATCTCGAATACACGGAGGGAAAGCCAGATTTCCTGCCGGGTGTTGAGGGCCACGCCAAGCTTGCTCGGTCCGAGGTCCGCGCAGGCAAAGACGGGGAACTGCCGAATGCGGCGCTCGCCCATCTTCTCGATGAAGGTCTGCGCGCGGTCCAGCATCTTGAGCTGGAGTTCGTCAAGTTCCACCTCGTCGTACTCCGCGAAGCCCTTGGCAACGCGCACGGCCTTCCAAGCAGATAACTGCGCGCGGTTGGAAAGCGCGCTGACGATCTCCGTGAATTCGTCGGAAAGGACGAACTCGGAATAGCTGATGTCCCATTCGAGATGGCTCTTGGCTGGTTGCACCACCTTGCGAATGATGTCCTCGTTGGTGCATTGGCCGAGGTAACGGAGATCACCTGTTCCGTCCCAAGAGTAGCGGAAAGTGCGATCTTCTGTCAGCGCCTTTTCCGACAGGATGTTGTAGCGGAAGAGTGAGGGTTTTTCGTTCTTCTGACAGCGGACGCCACGGTAGTAGAGCCATTCCAGCTGGGAGGGATTGGTCGCGCGGTGGACTTCGAGCTGCGCGTTGGCCCACAAGGGCTTGGAGGAGATGAAGATGTCAGGGAGCTGGGAGTAGGCGGTCTCTGCTGTCGTGCCGGAAAGGACGATGGTGGTGGTGTCAGGCGACAGCTGATAGTCAGCGTTTGCGAAGCTCTTTCCGCCCTCGTCCCGGACGTTGGACTCGAGTTCCCGAATGGCCATCCAGGGTTCCCAATGCTTTCCGAGTTCGAGGGTGAAGCCCAAGGGCTTCTCGGAGAAGATGGCATCGGAGCTATCCGCAGCGCCCTTCCGCATGTAGACGAACTGGAAGTCCTTTCCTCGGAAGTTTTCCTTCCTGGTGACGAAGCGGAATTCGGTCTCCCCCTGCCAGATGCTGACTTTGCACCCGCCGCGCAGGAGGACTGCGATGGCGTACTTCAGTCCGGTGCCGAATTGGCCGATGGGGTTCTTGGTTTCCTTCGCGTTGAGGCCCATTATCTGGACAGCGCGAAGGTCGATGAGGCCGGGGTTCTGGAAGATGATGCTCATGATTTTCTCCAACAGCGATAGCCGTTTTTCTGGTTGCGAAAGGTGAAAGTCTTTGGGCGAAGATTGTGTGCTTGGTTTCTTGCTCGTTTCCATTCATTCGACTTGAAGAGGACTGAATCTCCTATTGCCATTTTCTCAAGCGCTTCACGCATTCCATCTGGTGAGAGAGTCCTTAGAAATGATTGAGTGGTTTTTGCCACAGTAGTTTGGCGTTGGCGCGATGGAATGCAAGTTGTTTGTGGCCGATGGCAATTTTGCCAGAGACCTCGTAGGCAGAAAGAAAATGGCCGAAAGTGGAGAGGAAGAGGCGTTCTGCTCCATTGAACCACGCGCGGCAATCGTCGATACTGGCGAAGCCAAAGATCATGTGCCAGTCCCAGTCCTCGACCATGGTGTTGTCATCGTGCATGGAGGGGTGCTGCTCGTCCCCCTCTCTATGATGAGCAATTGCAATTTCCCATTCGTCAGAGTGGGGTTGCTCGTAATAGTATGGCCCTTTACCAAGGGAGGTTTCCACACGGTAGACGATCATTCGAAATCCTCCAAGTTGGCTTCGATCAGCAGCCGCTTACACCGCGTCTCGCAGACTATTTCACCCATGACCAATTTCTTCCAGATTTGATATTGTGAATAGCCCCGCGCGATGTTCTATATTCATCAGCGAGTTCTTGTAGAGTTTTTGTGCTTACACGAATGATACGAACTGCTTCTTCATTTATTGTTCTATTTCGGCCATTTCTTGTGCCAATATTATTTCGTCCTTTTGCAATGCAGTCTGCAACGTTGTCTCCGTGAGAGCCTCCCAATAAATGGCTCTCTTCGATACAGGTAGTATCATCACAAGTATGGCGAACTACTTCTGGTAAATAACCATGTTTATTGAAGAAAATGAGTCGATGCACGTACCATTCTTTGTTTTCTGCACGAATATAACGATAACCAAAACCGACTGGAGGGCCAAATGTGTAACATAAACAGCCATTCTCTTTTCTAACTGCACGAGAATGTAATAGCTCAATTGTCTTTTCGAGAGAACGTGGTTTTGGTCCTGTTTTTTGTTTTGGATAAAGCATTACTCGAAATCCTCTAGATTTGCTTCTATCAAGAGTCTTTTACATCGCGTTTCTGCAACATACAAAAGATTCATCTCCTGTTGCATTTGCACTGGATTTTGTTGTGCAAATTTACTTGGAATTCTCCATGGATCGAGATGCAGCACAGTATCCCATTCCAGTCCCTTCGCGCGGTGGATCGTGCTGATCACGACGTGGCCACTGCTGCGCTCGAAGAGTTCCCGTAAGTACCAGCGGATCGCGCTAGCAGTCTCGGCCTTCGCCCCCTCGATGACGGCAAGGAGGCACTCGGTCTGATCATGGATGTTCGCAACCTTCTCCTCCTGTCCGTTGGCGTTCGCAAGGGCGATCTGATTGTCTCGCCATTGGTTAACGGCCAGCACGCATTCTGGGGCCTTCATGTCATCATCTGGCAGCACCTTCTTGGAGAGCGCCACAAGTGTCTTGCCGATGTCGCGACCGAGCATCGTGACGGGGACGTTGGAGCGCAGGAGCTTGAAGGCGATCTTCAGCAGGGGCGCGTTATTGCGGGACAGCACCGCTATGCTGCGCGCGGCATTGAAGGTCTCCACCCACTGCCAGTCCCAGGTCTTCGGCCCTGCATCCTCGGTTGCGCCGGGAATGTAGCGCTGGTGCTTCTTGACCTCCCCAATGGCGTTCGTGTGGAAGGCCGTGAAGCCTGGGGCATGCTTCTGCTGTCGATCTACCACGATCTTTGGGCAGCGAAAGGTAACAGACAGTGGAAGGTCGATCCACTTAGGACGTAGGGCACGCAAGCGCTCCATGCTGTTGCTGTCGGCCCCTCTGAATGCATAAATTGACTGCCTGGGGTCTCCGACCAAGATGAAACGGCCGCTACAGCTACGCTGCGCCATCACACGGTTCATCACGGACCAATCCTGGACTTCATCGCCAAGAAGGAGAGGGAAGCGAGGAAATTGCCCGTTGAAGCAGACAGGAAGGTAAATCTGATCATCGAAGGAGATGGTGCCTTCGAAACCTTCTGCAACGCTTCGCGTCAATATCTCACGGGCAAGCCCTATTTCTTCCTCTCCGATGTCCTGCAGCCAGAGTTCGTCCGCGAGCATGGCCCACTGCTCAGGCGTATCGGGACGGAAGCCCTTATGGGGACGGGAAGCGGGCACGATGCCCGCTTGCATGGCCTTGGAAACTAGCGTGCGAATGCTTGCCCACGCATCTTCGTTCCCTTGATACTGGAAATCCTTAAAAACAGCGGTGATGATACGGCCCAGCTTGCGCTCGTCAAGAGTGACGGTCTTTCCTCTGATTGCATTCATCCACGCGCGATGCCCGAGGCCATTGAGGGTCATGATTTTCCAATAAGAAGGGAAGCGTTTTTCCAGCTCCTTCTTAATGGTCACGTTGAATGCAAGCGCGATAGCAGGTTGCACTGGAAGTGCATTGGCGAGCATGACGAGGGTACTGGTTTTTCCAGTACCTGCCATCGCAGTGACCATTAAGGAGTCCTTTGAGTCCTTGACGGCGGAAAGGATGGCTTGCTGCTCGGGAGTTGGGGGGAAGGAGGAGGTCATGGCTTTTTCAGTTCCTTTGGACGTTTAACTTCTGGCCCCCAGATGAAATCTTCGAGCCACTGCGTAGGGCCGATGCCGGGGACAAAGACTCCCAATTTATCTCCATCTTCCTCACAGCCGTTGTTATCATGGACCTCGACGATTTCCCAATCGAAGGAGGCCCAATCTTCTCCTGCTGGCATTTTGGAAGGGTGGACAAGTTTTGCCCAGAAGTAACCCTCGTGGGTTGGTGTAGGATACTTGGCCATCAGTCATCTCCAAAGAGGTCGGCGTAGTCAGCTGCGGCTGCTGCCGTGCGGGGCTTCTGCGAAATGCGTCGAGGCTCTGCGGCGCGCTCATCCGCTAGGAAGCGGTACGCCTTGACGTGCTCTTCCAGCTCTGCCCAAGTGCCGATTGCAAGGAGGTCGATGCCGGAGGCCACTTGGTAGCTGCCGAAGAGGGCATAGCGGCCACTGCTGAGCGCGAAGACCTGGGCGCAATGGTGGTATTTGAGCGCATGGGCTTCAAGGGTGTCGGCCTGCGCTTGCTCAAGCTCTGTTGGCGGATTTCCTCCTTCTGTTCCGTCGCAGAAAGTACAGCGATCTGGACCGAGGATAGATTTGGTAAAGCCTTTTGACTTGCAGGTAGGGCATTCCTGCACTTCCTGCTGGACCTGAGAGTAGGCCACGCCGCGCTGCATGCAACAGCCAGCACGGAGGCACTCTGCACTAGCACAATACCGATGGGTTATGGGGCAGTTGATGGTTGCGGAGGTCAGGGTCATTTCTTGTGCTTCCTCACTTCATGCCAGTATTTCTTCGCGTTGGCCTTGCGCCGTTCGCGATACTCTGGGTCTTTCCAGTAGTTCAGGCGATTGTTCTCGCTCTGGCAGGCGCGGCAACGGCGAAAGGGCTTTCCCCGGATGTTGATGATTGCAGTGTTGCTTTCCGTAAAGGGATGACCACGGCGACAGGCTTCCGCCCGGTTTGCGCGCGGCGCAGGCGGTTCTTCTGCTGGGTCAAAGCCTGCGTAGGGGATCATTAGCCTGTTCCCTGGATGAGCTTGAGGGCTTCCTGCTCGCATGGGCCAGCAGGACGATCCTGCGGCTCGGGGGACGGCTTCGGCTTGGGTTTCCGTTTTGCCATGGGACTTACTCTCCAATGTTGGAGCCATCGTGGCTGTCGTGCTGGGGAAGCGACTGCAGCCACCAAAGGAATACTGCTACCGAACTAAGAGTGGTGGCAATTACAAGAAACTGGCTCATGCCTTCCTCCGCAAGTCCTTCACGATGAACCGGCCCCGATACGCTGTATGCTCGGATGTGATGGGGCCGCGACCGGATACCTTGCTGCCGATCAGCATTTGCTCCTCGTCACCCTCGTCGGTGAGGATGATTTCGGTGATTTCGCGATTAGTCGTCTTGCTTGACATTGGGCAGCTCCTCATCAACGCATGTGGGGCACCAGTACTCGTCCGCGTGGCGGACGTAAATGCACTCTTCGCAACGGCGACGACAGTTTTCGCAACGGTGCTGGTGAAGGCGAAGGTCGGTCATGGGCACAACTCCGTCCCCCACCCCACAGGCGATTGCGCCCGTGCAAGCTTGTCGCGGAGGATGTCGTTCTCGGCACGCAGTTGCTCGATCAGTGTGTGAATGTCGTCGCTATTCTGCACCCCGCACCGTGCATGATCTTGCTCTGCTAAGACCGTCTCGGCGTGCAGCGCGCGGGTGTTGAGGTGGCTGATGAAGTACATCACGAAGCCCCAGCCGTCTTTGTCGCCGCCCCATTCCATTGCGTCGAAGCCGTCGCAGGCTTTGCAGCAACCGAGAACGGCATTCTGCCAGTCCCGCAATTCGATAACGGCGCGCTGCAGATCGGCGAGTTCGGCGTTGTCTGGCTGGGAGTGGGGAGGAGAAATCATAGCAGGACTCCGCAAAGGAGGGCAAGGGAAAGGGCGCGCAGGGGCCAATCCAGTAGCTTGGGCTTTCCCGCAAGGGATAGGTGGAAAAGCGCAATTGCCAATAGGACTGTCCCTGCGTGAAGGATCATGGCAGGAGGTCCGTGACAGCATTCACTACTTCCAGGTGGCCGTCGATGATGCTGGGCTCCCGGCGAAGGGCATCCATGGCCGCGTCGCGCCCTTCCGGCGAGTAGCAGCGGATGATCTTCACTTCCGTTACCATCTCAGGGGAGGACTGAATGCGTTGCTCCTTAAGGCCACGGTCGCCCTGCGACTGCCAAGTGAGGAGATCACAGGCGGCATACTCCCGCCGCCGCCAGACCCACTCTGCGATGGTCTTGGTGGCAGTGCGGCCGGGGGCCAGCTCAATCGTCACGCTGGTGGCAAGGTTGGTCTTGGCGATGCGAACGAGGAGTTCCACGTTGTCCCGTGCGATGTCGAGGCAGCTCTGCGTCCATTCGCGAACTTTGTCCGCTTGGTTCTCGTAGAGCGGGCTCTCGATGGAGAGATACGCGGAGTTGCTTTTGATCCGCTGCTGGAGTTCGAGAATCTTCTCTTTGTTCGCTTTGATCTGCTTCATCGCCTGGATGATCTTCATGAGCCTTGACTCCAAGTTTCGATCTAGCCAAGAACCAGTGGCTAGAATGCTGGATGGACTACCTACAAGGGAAGCTTAGGAAGTTCCCGTCGGACATGGTGCGAGCCTATAACTTTCCCTAAGACATTCTGATCGCGTACTTCAAACTCTTGCCTTCGATCTTGTGGAAAATGAACCTTGCAGCCATTTGCCATAAGCCTTGCACCCTTCGGTTTAGTCAGGTGCTACCCAAAAGCATCGCCAACTGGAGTCGAACCAGCTACCCTCTGAGCTTCGCAGTCAGATGCTCTACCAATGAGCTATAGCGATTTTGTTTGCATCGTGTTTTCGGTTTTTATCTCCTTGCATTAGTCCGACGCGGCACCGCCGCGTTTCGCCCGAATTGCGCGGGCTCGTCAGGGACTTTAGCCGTTTGCGAGGACGCTGCGGCTGGCAGCTTCGAGGGACGCCTGCGCATCGTCCAGCACTTTCTTGGAGCGGGCGTGGGCCTCTTGCGCTTTCGTGAGGGCCTTGCCGTTGGTCGTGTGCTGATGGCGGGCGTTCTGCAGGGCAGTCTGGAGGGTGCCGAGGTCGATGGGGTGTTTGGTCACAGAGTGTTCCTTTCCAGTTTGTTGCGGCGAAGCCGCATGGGCCACTTATTCGGATGAATAGGTGGGTTCCGCCTTACGGCGGAAAATGATTAGCTGTTCGCCTTCGGCGGCCAGGGGATGATAACGGCGGGCTTGCCAGTGGAGTCGAACGACAGGGCGGCGGGGACGACGGGGGCGATCTGCTCCGAGCCATCATCGTGAGCCTGTGGACAAACCTCGTGAATGGCCTTCTGCACCCCCACGTTCCACTCTTCCAGCTTGGGATTGCCCTTGGCGGCGCGGGGCAGGTAGCCCAAGTGCCACTCGTCCGCTTCACGGACAGTCGCGAGGTCGAAGCCTTGACCTGCCAGCTGATTTTCCAGCTCTTCCGAGAAGGCCACATCGGCCAGCAGGGGCTCGAGAGTGCTGCGAAGCAGCACAACCTGGACGGCGTTGGCGTCGTACTCGTTGGTCGGCTCGGGCCGTAAGAACAGGGGGTGGCCTGCGGGCAGGCATGCGAGCAGGGCCTTGGCGGGCGGGCGGAAGTGCGCGCCGACGAGTTGGGTCGTTATGCTATCGCCAGTGGTCATGTTTCATCTCCTTTAAGTGGTGTTCGTCGTTTCGGTTCGTAACGGCGTACTCGCAGATTCTGTTCATCTGCGGATTTTGCCGGGCGCAATCGACCAGCATCATAACGATTCCAGTCAATATCATGCACTTGACTGCCAAGCACATATTCACATTTCTTGCAGGTGGAGAAACCAGAGCGTTTTATGATTGTGCCGCCGCAGCGAGGACAGGAAGGAATTGCCATCAGATCACCGCTCCTTGCATCGCTTCGCGATGCTGCGTCCCGTGCAGGCTGGCAGCCATCACCAGACCCCCTTCCCCTGTCGCTGCAAGCGGGAGGTAAATTCCTGGTCTTTCTTCGCGTGGAAAGCGCGGTACTTCTGGCCTTCCGCAATGGCCTGCGGGCCGAGGCGCTTGCGGTGCCACTCAAGCCGATAGGTGCCATTGCCCAGAGGGCTGGTAACGGGAATGCGATCGGGAGGGCACTTGATGTCGCGCGCCACCAGCACTCCCTGCCAGAACGCGAAGGCGGAAAGTTCCTGCCGGGTGAGCGTGGCAAGGATGCCTTGCTCTTGCGGGGAAAGGGTGATGTTGCGGGGAGGCGTAGCGGTCATTGGGCAGGCTCCGTGGTTGTTTTGCGGGCGGGCTTTCGCTTCCGGTCCCATGCGGCAGACTCGGGGTCGGCAGGGACTTCCAAAATGGCTTGGATGTTGCGCTTCTGCAGGGGGCGAAAGTGGGAAGACCAGAAATGGGGTTCGCACTCTTCCAGACGCCCTTGAAGGAAGCGGACGCCGCAGCCATTGACAATCTCCTGGAGGCGCAGCCCCTCCTTTCCGTCTACACCGACAGTAATCTCTCGGATAGTGTACTTGCAGTTGAGACGGGGGACGTTGACATTGCCAAAAGTGCGCCATTGCTCCTTGATGCAAACAACTTCCTGCCCGACATGGAATGCCATTTAGCTTTCCTCCGAGAAAAGATCGTCATAGGCGAGTTGTAGGTCGCCCTTCTCGTTGAAGACCTTGGGTTTAACGTTGCCGCCGCTGACGGCCCGGAGCATGGCGTCGATGTCATATTGCACGGGTGCCGCACGGTCCCCGAGGCGGACGGGACGCTGCTGGTTGGCAGCTCGCTGTTTGAGAATGGCGAGCAGGGCCTGCCAGCCCATCTGGCGGCCCAAAGTACTCCCGCCCTCGCTCTGCTCAATGGAGCACTTGGCGAGGGGAATTGTGATGGTGTGAGCCTTGCTGTCGGGACCGGACGGCAGCGCGAGGCAAAGGTTGCCCTTTCCGTCAAGCCAGATGGTTGTGGCATAGGAGGGAAGGGGATAGCCGGAATGGTCGGAGATCATAGCCCGTTGTCCTGCGCTTGGAGTTTCCAAAGTTCGTGCCGCGCCTCTGCCTGCGAGTAGCCATAGATCATGAGGGAGCGCAGGAACGTGGCCTCGCCGATTTGTCCGGCAAGCCACTCAAGGCCGCGCGCATGGGCGCGCTCGGAAAGGAGCTGGCGGGCTTCTGGCTCGGAGAAATGGATCAGGGGGCTGCGCATGAAAGAGGCTCCGGGGTGCACTTGGCACACTTGAGGGAAGGGCTTTCAAGCAGATCAGCGTTTGCCAACGGCTGGCGGGTGAATTCGTAAAGGCCGCGCTCGAGGCGGGTGACAATGCCAAGGGCGATGGCGTGTTTGAGCCAGCCAGAAACGCCTGCTTTCGTTCCGCCCCAGCCGCCCTCTTGCATGGCAATGGCCAGCGTTTCCTTGACAAAGGAATTGCCGGAAAGGGCCTGCCGCATGGCAATGGTAACGGGCCACTTGGGGAACTCTTCTGGCTTGAAGTAGTCGTGGCGCTGGCGCAAGATGGCGCGGGAAGAGAGGGCCTCGTGGCCGCTTTCCCGCAGCATCTCTTGGAACGCCTTCGCGTCGTCGTAAGAGGGGAACTCGTATTGCATGATCCATGGGCGCTGCGCGCCGTTGCCCGTTGCGTTTGCCATTAGCGGGCTCCCGACAGTTGGCGCATGGTGGGCGCGGTGGTGGTTGCGTTGCGTCCGCCGCCGATGTCAACATGCGCGCCCGCTGCGAAGCCCTTGGCAAACGCGGCAGCGTCAACGCGCCGGACGTTCGCGGAGACTTTGCGCAGGCGTATGCCCTCTTGCGCGAAGGCCGCGTCAACGAGTTGGCCCTTGAGGACGATCAGGCCCTTGCCGGTTTCCCGCTTGGGCTTCATCTCGTCGATGCGCTGGCAAAGGCGGGCGACCATGCCGATGGCGAAGTCCTGCCGATTGCCGCGCTGCTTTTCCATGGTCGTCGCGACGGCGGAATAGCAAATGCCCATGACGGAAATGCAGGCCGTCACGTCATAGGGCATGCCGTAGAAAACGAATGGCTTGACGGGGTGGGAAATGCCAAGTTCCGGCATTTCTTCGAGGCGGACGCGCATGCCCCAGCATTTGCAATCGAAGAGGCGGGCCACGGACTGCTGGAGTTTCCACCAGTCGCCATGGTCGCGCCCGAAGATCAGGAACTCGTCTTGGATGCAATGGGCTGCATCTTCCCGAATGGAAAGCTCGTCTTGCGTGAGGGCATGCTCGGCCATGATGGCGGCAATGCGCTGGGCGGCGAAGGCCGCTTCCGCTTCGCCGCAGCCATTGGCTGTTGTCATTTTCTGGAGTTTGCGAACGCGCTCGGCGAGGGCTTCGCGGTTAATGCTGGAAGTCATGGGGGTTGTTCCGCGAAGTTCCGGCTGGCGCTCTGCGCCCGCAACGCGCGGAATGGTGGAGTTGGGGATTGCACCATTCCGCGCGTTTGCCAGCATTACGCTGGCACGGGGCCATGGGCGGACTCCTAGTTGCCGGACGATTGCGGGGCGGCAATGCGCGCGGTGGGATGCAGAAGGTTAGTTGCCCCGACCATTTCCGAAGGTATCGCGCCAGTCCCCTGCCATCTATCCCCCGCCCGTAGGGGGTCCGATTGGTACTAGGCACCGCTTGCGCCCGTTCTTGCTGATCCGTCCCGTACTATTGGCCGATAGGCCGGTTGCGGGCAAAGGGTTGGAGCAATGGGGAAGGGTGCTAGGTGACGTTAGGAAAGGGACTGGCGAGATACCTCCGGGTAATGGGGCATTGTGGCATGGATAGGGCCACCTTTCAAGTCACGTTTTTGTGATGTTGCACCGCACGCGACGACTATACTAGGGGGCCGATTTGGCACGGGCCAGTTATGCTAGTGGCGAAGCCCAGCCATGTAAAATAACATGGCTCGGGGCAGCGGTGAGGATTGTCAATGGTCCCTGCCGCTGCGCTTGGGGCAAAAGAAAAGGGCCGGTTGCCCGGCCCCTCTCGCTTCATGTGGCGTTCGGCCCTTAGACCGTCAGCATGTCTTCCAGGTCCGCCGCCGCGTTCTTCGCGGAGTCGATACGGGCCTGCGCGGCGGTGCGGATGGCATCGCCGGCGACGGAAAGGCGCTTGTCGATCAGGGCCTTGAGGTTGTCCCCCTTCGGCATTGCCATGCCCTTCGCGACCACGGCAGCGCGAATTTGCTCCTCCGCGATTTCGCGCATGACACGCTCGATTTGCGGCAGCTTGGGACCGCCGCCGCCGACGCCGACGTTGCCTGCGAGGATGTCAGCGAAACGCTTGTTGCGCTGCTCGATGGCCTTGGCTTCCACCGCCTGCTCGAGAGTGATCTCGACGCCGGGATTGGCTTCCTGGGCCTCCTTGAGGGCCTTCTCCTTCTGCTCCTTGGTCATCGCGCTGGCGTCGGTCATCGACTGCTTGAAGCCGTTGGCGATGACATAGGCGAGGGCTTTCGGGAGGGTGACGCCAACGGGCCAGCCGAGCGCCTGGGCGTCCGTTTTCCAATCGCCGTATTCGAGCGACAGATTGTCGGAAGCGGTATTTTCGCTGGCGGTGGTATTGGCCGAAGCATTCGGCGTGGTCTTGGCTTTCGCCATGGTAAGACTCCGTTTTGATGGTGCGGTGCGAATGGACGGAATTGTCCGGCCCCTTTGGGGCGATTGGTTCGGCGCGACCATGGGAAGATCATAGCGGCTGGCGCGGGAGATTGCAACAACTATTTTCAGAAAGTAATGTCACGAAACCGTGAATGGTCCGGGGTGTGATAGCGCCAATGAAAAAGGGGCAATCCCGAAGATTGCCCCTGCGTTTGCCAATGGCTGGCGGAATTAGATGCGCCCGCATGCCTTTTCAAATTTGCTTATCTTGAATTGCGGGTTGTCGCGCGACAGGGTTATTCCGAAACGACGGATAATGTCGTTCCAGCATTCATCTTCCCCGCCGAATATGATTTTGTCGTGGCGGTTAGGATTGTCGGGAAGCATGGGCTTTGCCTGTTTCAGCACTTGGGCAATTAGCTCGTAGTCCTTGCGTGTCATCTTTCGGCTCCGGCGTTTGCCAATGGCGTTTGCCATCGGACGTGGAAAAGAATTCGCGAAGTAGGGACTCCATGATGGCATTTGCGGATGGCATGGTCGTTAGTCCTTTCCAAAAAGACTATCGCTCGCTTCCCCTTCAAAGTCAAGCGGTTTGTCGTCCGGGTCGTCGCGGGGAAAAATGATGTTTGGCCGAGATGGTTTCGCCGGAGGCGAAAAGAGGTCCGCAAGGCCGTTGGGAATTGTCGCAGGCTGTTGATAGTCAGCAGGCTCGGTTGGCAAGTCCGCGCGGCGTAGGGCGTTCTTTGCATGGAGGATTGCGAGGGCCTCCTCTTGCGTTGGGACTCCTGCCATGCGGCGCGCGACTTCCTGCCGTTGTCGCTGGCGCGCGTTGTGCTTTTGCGCGCGGCGGTAGTGGTGCTCGTTAAGGAATGTTTGGCGGTCGTCGGGGATTGGCAATAGCTGCGTGGTTGCGGCTAATGCGTCAAGCACGGAAAGCAATTCCGGGTTATTGTAATGGCGGGTTTTCGCCCCTTGACAAATGGCGAAAACGTGCTCCCGCAATTGCAGGAATGCGGAATGCGCGGCTCGCGCCTCTTGCATCTGGGCGATCATTTGGGCTTGGGTAATGGGCATTGGTGCGACCTTTCAGGTTAGCAGAGTTTCGAGAAATTGTCAATTGGCTGGTGGAAATAAATAGTTGGGGAAAAGTGCCTGCGTTTGCCAAAATGGAGTTGACAGGGTTTAGCGGGCCAGCCGTGGCTCGTGATGGGCCGTCCGAGTGGCTGGTATGATGGGTCAAAAGAGAAAAAATAACGCATGGGCGGGCTTCTCTGCGAGTGGCTTTTTGGCAACAGCTTGCGTGGCGAAATTGCCTCTTGACAATGGACGCTGGTTGGCGGGTGGCAATGGCACGGTCCCTTTGCCCTTCGGCAAAAGAAAAGCCCGCGCGAGGCGGGCTGATCTTGGGGATTGTTGGCTGAATGTTATCCCATAGTCCGACTATTCGGCCCATGTCCAAGGGGAATGACGGCGGCGGTCAGGAAATGCAGGGAGTCAAATGGCGCATTGGTTTTCCCCTCAATTGCCGTGATAATCATCATGACAGGACTTGGAACAAAAGAGCTTGCTGCCCTCATACGTCCGCCCGTCGTCGGTTTCGCAACGGAACTGGTAGAGGTAGGACTTGCCAAGGGTTCCGTTGCGCGGCTTGGTTGTGCGGGATTGGCCGCACCATGCGCAAGTGGCGGTGGAATAGACGTTGCGGCGGTGCAACTCATGCCGGGCGAATGGATTGCGTGAGACTAGCATTCTTGGGCTCCGTGGTTGAATGGCAATTGCCATTAGATCATGCCCGAAGGGCATTGTCAACCGTGGTTTGCGTTGTCCGTCGTTTTGTTGGCGTTGCACAAATCCGTTGCCACACTTCCCCAACAGGCCGGACCTTGCCCTGCTGGTGGCATCTTGCTGGTGCCTCCGTGGGTAGGGTCTTTCTTTTCTATTTTTTATTGATTTTTTTTTTTTTAAGAAGCAATCGCTGGTGCTCAAAATCTGGTACAACACTTGCTGAGTGCAGGAAGTATGCCAGAAAGAGGCCACACATTCATTTGAATAAGTGGCCCATGCGGCTTCGCCGCAGGGACTGGTCGGGAAAGCATGGTCGCGGATTTGTGCAACGCGGACAAACCAACCAACAAACCATCGCCAGCCGCAATGCAAATGCTGTGCCAATTGCCCTTCGGGCAATGCCCTGTCAGCGCGGGCTGCCGATGGGCCATCCGCGCGCCCGGTATGTCCCCACCAGCCACTCGCCGGGAACGCACCACGGGGCATTTGTGAGGGCCAGCTTTTTACAACGCTGGTATGCAAAATTGCATGTTGCGGGCGCGGGCTGGTATGGTAGCGTTTGCTGTTGCGTGAACGTGACGGATACGACTCCTTTGAAAGAGTGGAAGCCTTAGAAAAGCCCGACTATCCCGCGCAACATTCTTTTAACCTTTGGAGCATGAAATGAACCAGTTCGCAATCCTTGACGCGCGGCTTGCATCCCGCGCAATCATCCTCGGGGAATATGCCGCAGCGCAACAGCTTTTGCGTTCGGCCCTTCGCGGGTGTACTAATCGGAAGGCATGGTCAAAGCTAATGCTTGCCATCCGCGAATTGAACCGCCTTTCGCCCGTCGCATAGCAGTTGCCCTTCGACAACAGCTTGCAGTCCGCTTGCTGTTGCCCAAAGGTCACAGCGTTGCCCATTGGCAACAGCTGGCAGCACCGCAGGCTGGTGCTATTTTTCCAGCCCATTCCGCTTCGCGGAAGCCGGGGGTACTGGCCAGGGGCCCCCTTTTCTTCCGAACGGCTTGAACCAACAAGCACACTTGCTCCAATTTATAAGGTCCCACCTAACTGGAAGAACCCATCTTCACACTTGCTGGGTTTTTATCGGTCCCACCTATCTGCCTGCAAGTACACCAGTTTCCGAGCCCACCTGCCCTTCGGTCACGGTCGGCCACCGCCGACAGCCTCCCCGCGCGCCGTCCGAAAATAAATCGCGCCGCCCGCAACTATTTCCAGCCTCTGGCGTTGACAACCCGCGCGAACGGAGCTATGGTCACTTCATGAAGGAAATGGTGTCATGCACGGGTCTTTTTCACATTTCGGGCGACCGCGCCCTTCGCATGACGTTCTGACGGAGGACGCGATGTTCTACGCCTTGCAGGAAGTTTACGCTGGCCAGCCCGTCACCTACGGCGGCAAGCAGACGTTCGTTCAGTTCGTCTCGAAGGGACTGGTCTGGCTCCAGGGCTTTGCCAAGCCCATTCCGGTGCGGAGCGTGGAAGCAGTGGCCTAATTGCTGGGGGCTGGCGGCGGGTAGTTAATCCCACCCCGGCCCCCATCGTTGGAGCCCACCTATGGCCCTTCGGGCCATGACCACTTGACTCTTCCCCCTTCTTATGGCAGGAATGCTCATGCGCCTCTTTCCTTCTTGGCTCACCAGACAAAAGCCTACACGAACGCAAGATAGTACTGGACTCGATCCAGGCACTTGCGAAATTTGTGGGGAGTATGCAATCATCTGGCTCAACGGCCAGAATTTCTTTTGCTGGAAACACTACACGGAATTGATGCAGAAGCAGCGAGAACAGAAGGCAGAAGCATGACCCGCCCGCAAACCTTTGTCGAGCACGACATCCTCCAGCTGGACGCCTCGCGCGGCATCCGCTACCAGTCTTTTGAGGACTTCTGGACGCGACGGATGGAGCCCATGCAGTTCATTCCGGCAGGGGCTTCCGGCATTCTCGGTGCCGTGCGTGATACAATGAAAGAGCGTGCGAGGGAGCAGTATCAACTATGGTTCCGCTCTGCCCCTGCCGACGGGTGCGGGGGCTTGCCACAGGCGGGCGGAGCGCAACTATGGGGGCAACCGCGAAAGGAATTCTCACTAGAAGGTACAGGCTTCACGCTCAAAGACTGTGGATGCCGAGAAGGCTCATGTGAACAATTAAAGGATGGCACCTGTCATGTCTGACACTGCCGAAGACCTCCTTTCAGAAATCGGCCTTGGCGAAGCTCCTTCCGGCCCGCCGATCACGAAGGAGCCCCTCTATATCCGCGACCTAACAGCCGAGGACATCGCATCCCTCTCGAAACGGGC